ACAACAGCACCAGCAGTGAACATAAATACTGAATACTCAGTTGATGATCCAGAGCCTGTTGTAGGAATATCGTCAGAAACGATAACTCTTAAACCCATGAATGTTGGAACTGTTGGGCTACCAAATGCGTTCTGGATAGAACCACCAGATGCTGTAGCACCGCCACCATTAATGTCTGCTGCTGCAACAAAGTCAACAGCTCTTCTTTCTACAAGATCGTAATAGCACTTTGAGTGCATAGCGATTGTTGTAAGCTTGCCGCCTTGATCGCCTAGTAATGACTGAGCTTTTGCAACGTGTCTAGGACTTAACGCTGTAGGTGTATCACCTGACTCAGAATCAATAGTTAGATCAAATAATGCTGAACTGCTTGAGTTTGCATTGATAGAACCAAAAGCACCAGTCAAGCATGAATATAAATCCTTCTGTTTCTGGTTGTTTACATATGCAGCCATTTTTTGAGCAATAGCAGCCATTGGATCTGTACTGCTACCAACTGCAAGACTTGCTAAATCTCTAGAACTGAAAGCACGACCCCTATGTAGAACAGCAGCAACTTGATTATCTGCTTGAATCTTTGAAGGAGTTAGTGATGTTGAATCTGAGAGAACTTCAAAATCTCCAGTTAAATTAGCTTTGTAGAAAGGTATCTTTACAAAGTCTCCTCCTCTTTCTGAGGATAGATTTAATTCAGCCAAAGGTTGCACAACCCCACTTTGTAAGAAGCTATCTGTCTGTGTAGTAGCCTCAATCAAGTAGGGTGTAAACACCTCTGGAATAATTAAATCACTGCGAACTGTCGCCATGTGAATAAAAAAGAATGTTTACTTCGAGGCACAACCTCTGACGTAGCACAACCACGTTGTTTATATACTAACCTGTAACTGCGTTTTTGAGCATATTATATTTATTAATGTCTGTTCTATATAACCTAGCTTGCTCTGTAAGATTGAAAGAATCAGGTGCAAATGGGTTTTTATCATTAGAAACAAATTCAGTCTGTACCTTTGTTGTAGTAGCCCCACCGCCCTGAGGTCTAGGATTCTTCTGCGCCCACTGTGGCATATTTGCCATTGCCCATTCTTTTACATTGATTCTGTTGTAACCATCAACTACAACAACTGTGCCATCTGCTTCTCTTGCTAATTGTTCTTTGCTTATGCGTGATAAAGCATATTGTGGGTCGTGAACAACGTCAGCTAGTGCTGTAACTGCTGGTGCTTCAACTTCAAGTTCTCTTTGCCTTCTCTCTAATTCTTGTATTCTTTGTTTTTGCTGTTCTTCTGCTTGTCTATACTGAGTAGCTAGTTTTTCTGTAGCTTCTTCATATTTACCTTTCGCCTCAAGTTCTTCTTGTTCTTTTTTTTGCTTAAAAGCAATTAGAGCATTTACATCTACATCTTGAGGAACAGCTTTTGCAGCTTCCTTGGCTTTCTTATAATCATCTAATATTTCACTATTAGACTTTCTTAGTCTTTCAACTTCAGCCTTTAGTGCAGCAATTTCAGCTGAGTTATCAGGCTTGATTACTTCATCTGCCATAAATAAAAAATTTACAATTATTCACAATACTAGCTCCACTTCGTGCGGTCTGCCCAAAAAGCTGCTGACATTTTACCTTTGGCAATATTTTTAGCGTGTCTAGCTTTAAAACTCTTGCGCTTTGCTTTATCTGCGTCTGATTCACCCTTTCTAGGTGGTTTGTTTTTAGCACCTTGCATACCAAACCTAATTAATTTTATCTTGTCTCCTTCTTTGGCTAGTACAACATGAGACTTTGTAGGGTGTGATGGTGTTCTCTTTGGTTTGTTGTAACCAGCTAGTCCAAATCTTTTTAGTCTAGGGTCACTCATTTACCTTTCCTTCTCATTGCCAATCTATGCGCTTCTGTAAATGACATTCCGTCTCTCATCTTACGTTTCATAAAATCCATATGCGCCTTACTATGACCATGCGCTTTTTGATGTTTAATTAATGTATTTTTTTGTCTAGTTGTTAATTTCATTTTTTCTTCCTTAACAAGTCAGCGTCTGCTTTTCTTGCGCCGCCTTTACCAGATATAAAGCTGTTGACTCTACCCATTGCCCAAGCACCCATTGGTACATTTCTAGAGCCACTAGATAAGTAAGCACCTTGTCCACGTCTATAAACAGCAGCAAGCTGTCTATATGTGAATCTAGACTTATCAGCTTTAGCCCTAAGACTTTTTTCTACGGCTGCGCTTAGAGGTTTTCTTCTTTTTGCTTGTGGAGACATTTTGTTTAGTGCGTGATTTGGATACAGCTTTTATATCAATATACTCTCCTTTTCTATAAGCCTCGGCTGTTCGCTTTATTTCTGCTGCTTTTGCGCTTTTATTTTTAGCGCCACTAAGGTAGACCTTTGCAACGCCAGTCTTTTTATCTTTTGCAACTTTGCGGAATTTTCTCACTTTTTAGTTTTTTTCTTGGCTTTTTTGGGTTCTTCGCCTTGTTTTGTAAATTGATATCCCATTACTTTTTGACTCCCTTTTTCTTTTTCTTCTTTGTTCCTTTGGGTTTCATTGAACCATAGTGTGAAGGCATAACAATAGTAGTAGCTTTTTCTATATTACTTCTTTTTACGTTTTTTAGCAGACGATAGAGCAATAGCTTGAGCCTGTTTTAAAGTCTTGCCCTCTTTCATTAGCAGACGTATATTAGCTGAGATAGCTTTTTGTGATTTACCTTTTTTTAAGGGCATAGTTAACCAAAGTATTTGTTTAATAGTTCAAAATCTTCATCTTGTATTGCTGTAACATACATTCCTTCAATAATATTTTCAAACTTTTTCTTATTTGTCGCTGTGGCATTTTGAAAGGCGTCATAAATACGTTTTGGTACAGTTCTATTCTTTGGGAACTGTTCAGATAGTTCAAGCGCTTCAAAAGGTGTCATAAATTTTTAAGGGATTGTTCTAAAGTTTCGTCTACCCATTTATACAAGCGTGGCGCTCTCTCTTGCAAGCCTTCTGGATTAAAAACATACTGAACGAAAGATTCTGTAAATTGCTCAAGTGCATTCTTACGACTATATTCAGTTGGATATGTCATGCCACCTAATTTACGAAACTGCTGACCAAGACTAGCTGCACCAGATTGGTAGTGTATTTGGTGTCCCATTTCATGTACGAATGTAACAAACCAATCCATATCTCCGTCTAATGGTGCTGAATTAGACCATACTTCTCTGATTCCTTGCTCTACACCTTGTCTGTACCTTTCGTACCTAGTCCCTTTAAAATTGCTGAATTTGAAATTTGTTTCTAGTGTTTCTTTAACACTTGCTCTAATATTTCTTGCAGCAATATTACCAATCTTTCTAGCATTAGTTTTTAATCTGGT